AGTCGACGCGATCACCGACTCGCTGACGAGTGCGCCGCGATTCACGCCGACACCTTGGCAGTCTCTAAACGGGCTAATCAACGGTCTGCGCCCGGGCGCGTTCTATGTGATCGGCGCGCGACCCGGCAGCGGCAAGACCATCATGGGGTTACAGCTGGCCGATCACATGACGAAGTATGGGGCGGTCAGCTTCTCGTCGCTCGAAATGGATGTCCCTGATCTCACGAAGCGGCTCTACTCGATGAAGGGCGGCATACACATGACCGCGCTCACCCGCAACGTTCTGACGCCGCACGACTGGGAGCGCATCGACGACATAAGACCGAAGCTCGCAGCGATGCCGCTGTTCATCGACGATCGCAGCGGCGTCTCGATCACTCAGATCAGAAGCTACGCGCGCAGCGTCTCAAGACGACAGCCGCTCTCGTGCATCGTCGTCGACTATCTGCAGCTGATCGGTTCTTACGGGTCGAACAAAGCTCGATGGGAAGTCGTCGGCGAGTTCACGCGAGCGCTCAAGATCATGTCACGCGAGCTCGACGTGCCTGTCGTCGCGCTCTGTCAGCTGAATAGACAGAGCGAGGGCAACGTGCGACCGCCGACGCTGGGCGATCTTCGAGAGTCTGGCTCGATCGAACAAGATGCCGACGTCGTCATGCTTCTACAGCGCGGCTGGAATGATTCGACTGAGCAGCACACTGACGAGCTCGATCTCTGGGTGGCGAAGAATCGTCACGGTCAAACCGGCAAGATCAGTCTGCTCTGGGAGGGGCACTTCGCGCGAGTTACGTCGTGGTAGTTCGTTACAATGAGAGCAACAAGGGAGACGATATGGGAGTGAAGACGAGAGCTCAGCTTGAGCGCGAGCTTGATCGTTCACGACGAGATCATCGTGAAGTGTTCGACGCGGCGCTCGATCTGCAGCAGCAGCGCAATCAGCTGCTTGCGCTCTGCGATGGTGTCGAGCGTGCGCTGCTGAAACTCGGCGACGCTCGACCGGGCGCGATCTCGATTGATCAGATTCGCGACATCTTGAAGCCGCAACGATGAACACTCGACAGCTTGCGATCAAGATCGTCAGACTGCGCAGACTGCTGCAGCTTGGGATGATCGCTGAACTGCGCGACGACGTCGACGAATATGATCGGCTACTTGCAGACTTCGATGCGTTGGCGCAAACACTGCCGATCTTCGTTCGTCTCGATCATCGGGTGACGATGCCGTCGCAGCGCAAAGTGCAACGCGAGGGGATTCTCGCGCAAGCCGCAAGCGTCGAGCATGTGCATCACTATCAGCTGCGATCTGAGCTCGACACTTGGCTGTGCGACTGCGGCGCCTCGTACATGGGCGCTCGACGATGAGCACGCTCGAATGGCGGGAGAAGACCGCGAGCGCAGTGATCACGCGACAGGTGCTCGACGGCACCGAGAGCGGTCTGCACTTCATGCAGAATCTTGTCGACGACACCCTCGCGAAGCTCATGCGAGACTGCGAGCAGCCGAACCCGTCGACCCTTGTGATGATCTCTGAGTACGATCTGCGCTTCGATCTTTATCGTTACGAGTGGCGCATCGTCGACCGCGTCACGACCTACACGATCGACGAGCAGCTGCAGAAGATAGCCGACTGGATGATTCTCGAAGCTGGGCGACGCTTCGACGCGAGACAAGCGCCGACGTTCATCCCTCGCGTCTGGTTCGATCAGATCGAAAAAAGCGAAGACGCTGCTCTGCTCGCGCGCATCCGCTCGATGCCGTACCCGATCATAGATCGCGAAAGCGTGATCTTCCCGAAGTATGTCAGCGGCAGCTGACAGACTGCACAACCCAACCGAAGTGAAACATAGTCTCGAAAGGACAAACCAATGGCAGGCGAAACAACGATCACAGTGATCGGCAATCTCACAGCAGACCCTGAACTGCGCTACACCCAGAACGGGCTCGCTGTCGCGAATATGACGATCGCGAGCACGCCGCGCACGTTCGACAAGGCGAGCAACGACTGGAAAGACGGCGACCCTTTGTTCCTTCGCTGCAGCGCATGGCGTGAGCTCGCAGAGCACGCAGCTGGCTCTCTCGTGAAAGGCGCTCGCGTGATCGCGGTCGGCGTTCTCAAGCAGACCAGCTATGAGACGAAGGAGGGCGAGAAGCGCACCAGCATCGAGCTCACGCTCGACGAGATCGCCCCGAGTCTCAAGTATGCGACGGCTCAAGTCACTCGCTCACAGAGCGGCGCAGCACGAAACACAGCGCGCGGCACTGTCGAGAGCGACGAGTCGAGCGACGTCTGGGCGAAGTCGAACGAGTACAGCGACGATCTGCCTTTCTAGTAAGCTGAACTGGTCACGCTTTCATGGTGGGCGATGATCACGAGCGGGGCATCTATGGGAGTGGATGCCTCGCTCGTTCTTTGTTGGTACGATGCAAGCATGACGACTCTCAGAATCTCGAACGTGCCAATCTCCGATCTTGTTTCGTTCAAGGGCAACGCTCGACGCGGCGACATCGACAAGATCGCCGAATCGCTGTTCTCGAATGGGCAGTACAAGCCGATCGTGGTGAATCGTGGCACGCATACGAAGATCGCGAACGAAGTGCTCGCCGGTAATCACACCGTCGAAGCGGCCAAGTCTCTCGGCTGGGAGAAGATTCAAGTCGTATTCGTCGACGTCGATCGCTCGTCTGCGATTCGCATCAACGTCGCAGACAATCGCACGAGCGACGTCGACGTCTCTCGACGGTGAGCAGTTAGACGACGGTGGCGACGCCGACGTCGACGATCTCCCGCTGACTTTCGGCGTGGTGGTGAACTGCCGCAATGAACGCGAGCAGACAGAACTGCTCGACCGCTTCATCGCGGAAGGGCTCGACGTTAGGGCGATAATGTGAGAGAGACGATCACGCTGCGCAGCAGCATCGAACGAACTGCACGAGTGACTCAGGTCGCTGGCATGTTCGACTATCAGCTGGGCGCAGAGCAGACGCTCGTGATGAATCACGATCTCGCGATCGAGTCGGCTGACTGGAAGGTGGGCTTGATCGTCGGCGCAAGCGGTGGCGGCAAGTCTCAGCTAGCTCGACGACTTTGGGGCGATAACGTGCGCGAGCGTCACGAATGGGACTCGCGTGCGATCATCGACAACTTCCCGCTCGGCACGCCGATCGACGAGATCACGAGCACGCTCACAGCTGTCGGGTTCGGCACTGTCCCCGCGTGGGTTCGCCCGTATTCGACGCTCTCGAACGGTGAGCAGTTTCGTGCAGACATGGCACGATCAATCATCGAAGCGACCGACCCGATCGTGATCGACGAGTTCACGAGCGTCGTCGACCGACAAGTCGCAAAGGTAGCCAGTCATGCTGTGCAGAAGGCGATCAGGCGATCACCCGATAAGCGCTTCGTCGCTGTCACTTGTCATTACGACGTCGAGGACTGGCTGCAGCCCGATTGGGTGTATGACGTTTCGACGCTGTCGTTCGTGCGGAGGTTGGTTCAACCCCATCCCGCACTCGACCTCGAAGTCTTCCCGGCCTCTCGCACCCACTGGCGAGCGTTTAGTCGTCATCACTATCTGAGCGCTGAGCTTCACAACGCTGCACAGTGTTTCGTCGCGTACATCGACGGACGCCCGGTTGCGTTCACGAGCTATCTGCACTTCATGCACGCGAAGACTCGAAACATCAAGATGGGGCATCGGCTCGTGGTGCTGCCTGACTATCAGGGACTTGGCATCGCCGGTCGACTTGAGAACTGGCTGGGCATGTATTTGTGGGAGCGCGGCTTCCGTTATCGAAACGTGGTCGCGCACCCGGCGATGATTCGGCTCTACTCGGGCAGTCCTCGCTGGCGTGACACTGGTCGCAGCACGCGCGTCGCGACGTCGTCGAAGTCGATCAACAAAGCGGCCAATCTGAGCTCGCGACGTCTCGCTGTGAGATCGTTCGAGTACACACCGCCGAAGGGAAGCAAAGCATGAGAGTGCTCGAACTTGGAACGTACATCGCCCCGTCTTACGCGGGGATGATTCTCGCTGAGCAGGGGCATGAGGTTGTGAAGTGGTGGGTTGGTCACGACCCGACGCTTGAGCTCAATCGTGGCGACGAACTGTGGGCGTGGTTGCAGCACGGCAAGCTGCTAGAGATCAGACATGCGAGAGCCGCCGCTGTCGTCGATCTGAGCGACTTCGATCTCGTGATCGACAATCTGCGCGCTGACACGATGAAACACTGGGAGATCGACGCTGGCGCTCTCGCGCGCAAGCATGAGCTTGTCTGGGTGTCGCTGCGTGCAGACGATGACGCGCGCAGCTTCGACGTCGTCGCTCAAGCGCGAGCGTGGGGCGATCTCGGGTATCTGCCGTTCTACATCGGCGACACCTCGGCTGGGCTGTGGCTTGCGTTCAAGGCGCTCGCGGCGCCGATCGGTCATCATGTGATCAGGCAGGCGAATGTTCTCGCGAAACTCGTGGAGGGTGAGCTCATAGTCGACCGCAGCGTGCCGTGGGACGAGCCGGGAACTTTCGGCATCTACGACGGCCAAGCGGTTGTCGAGTATCGCGGCGAGCGTATCGTCGAGCCGGTTCGTGATCTTGCGTGGCGTCGCGAGAATCTGCGCCACGTCGACGGTCGGCTGATAGTGTGAACGAACGCCCACGTCGAGCCGATCTCCCTCGGCGTGGGCGTTTCGTCTTGCGAATGTCATCGGCTCGCTATACGTTGTTCGCATCACTAGAACAACTCGATGGGAGATCATCATGGCGCGAGACACGAAGACAATCAAGATCGCACTTGCGGGACTCGAAGCTCAAGGCGCTCGCATCGTCGAGACGCGCAGCGGCTGGCAGATTCTCTGCCCATCGGGTGACATCGTGACGATGCACGCGACAGAGAGCGATCATCGTGCGCTGAGCAATACGCGCAGCCGCATCCGACGAGCAGGGCTGAACTGGCCGCTCGACAAGTAGAGAGAGAAGATCAGCATGGACAGACGAGACAGAGACGAGCTCGACGCTCACATCATGGGCGATCACGAGCTCGACGAAGACGAGACGACGACGCGAGAGATCGCTCGCGAGATTCGCGGCTGGGCGCACCCCGAAGATCAGCCCGATCTTCTGCGCGAGACATGGATTCAGGGCAGCTTCAAGTCTGACGACGACTCTGAGATTCTGCTGCGACTTGATCATGGGGTCGGGCAAGGTCACGCACATCTGTCGCTCATGGTCGAGATCGACGGCGAACGCATCGCGTGGGAGTACGTCGACATGACGACGCTCGTCGAGTTCTGGGCTCAAGCGATCGTCGCCGATCACATGATCAAGTTGGCCGCTCGCGAGCTCGACGCTGAGACGCAGCTGAGCGAGCAGATCGACGCAGAGCTCGACGAAAGGGCAGACGATGTCTGATCTCGATTCCAATCTTGTGCGGCAGTCGCGGCATCATCTGCAGCTAGCGATCGAGAACAGCGACAGTCTCGTGCCGGTCAGACTCACGCGCGCACTCGTCGACGCACAGATCGCGTCGACGCTGCTGCGGCTGCATGAGCTTGAGCTTGCGCAGAGCGCACCGTTCGCTGACGACTCAAGTCTCGCGAGCCCGACGATCGTTCAGCTGAGCGACAGCTTCACTCTCGACGTCATCGCGCGAGTGATTCGAGAGCGCTCGTCGGTTTATTCGTTTCGGACTTATTGCGAGCTCGTCGATCAGATCATCGAGGCGCTCAAAGAATCGGGACGCAAATGAAAGTCCGCGATCTAAGCAGCTGGCGCGCGGCGTTCGATCTAGCGTGGGAGTCTCGCGATTGGGCAGCCATGTATAAGATTCACCGATTCATCACGAGCGATTGAGTTAGCCAACTTGACACCGTGAACTGGGTGCCCATATCTTTGTATCTGTAGCCGAAACAAACCAGCTACACTCCCCAAACGAAAGGCACACCATGTCCCACGAAATCAACGAATTAGCTCCCGGTATCTTTAGCTTCGTCGACAGCCGCACCGATGCGTGGCACCAGCTGGGCGTCTCGCTCGACGGTGTCTTCGACGCAGACACTGCACTCGAAACCGCCAAGCTCAAGGGTTGGGACGTTCGCAAAACTGAGATTCAAACAGTCGAAGGAGCGATCGCGATCGACAACCGCTGGGCGACGATCTACACGAACCCGATCACGAAGGAGATTCAATATCTCGGCGTCGTCGGTTCGCACTACACGCCGATTCAGAACGAGACGCACGTCGATCTGCTCGACGCAATCGTCGACGAGAGCGGCGCACACTTCGAGACAGCTGGCAGCTTGCGCGGTGGACGCGAGACGTTCGTCTCGATGAAAGTCCCGTCGACGATGAACATCGGTGGAATCGACCCCGTCGACTTGTACCTCGTCGCGCTCAACTCGCACGACGGCACAAGCTCATTCCGTTTCATCATCACGCCCGTCCGAGTCGTCTGCGCGAACACTCAAGCAGCTGCACTCAAGGAAGCTAAGGCGTCCTTCTCGATTCGTCACGTCAAGGGCGCACAGGGTCACATTCAGGAAGCGCGCGAAGCTCTCGGCTTGACGTTCGCCTACGTCGACGAGTTCAGCGTCGCAGCTGAGCAGATGATTCAGCAGGAGATCACCGATAAAGCTTTCGAGAAGATCGTCGGTCGACTGTTCGATGCTGATCTCGCGAAGACGACACGGCAGCAGAGCACCGCCGCCGAGCACATCGCCGGGGTCATGTCTCTCTGGAAGGGTGACAGTGTCACGATGCAGAACGTCAAAGGCACTCGCTGGGGCGGCTATCAAGCTGTGACCGAGTACACCGACCACTTCATGTCGGTTCGCTCGACCGGCATGAGCTCGATCGACGTAGCTCGTGCGTCACGCGCTGCGACGTCGAAGCCGATGCAGACGCTCAAGGAAAACGCCTTCACGCTGCTCTCGAAGTAGCGCGAACTCAGAACAACGACCCCGCATCTGACCCGAACGGGTGCGGGGTTGTTCTAGGCTCAGCCGCCGCCAGCGCTTGTCTACCGCGACATGGCAGCGTCCTGCTACTATGTTGCAATGACTACAGCAAAGCTACTTACGTTGACCGAGATCGCTGAGCGCATCAACGTCGGCGTGGACTCCATTCGCGTCTATCATCAACGCGCGACGAAGAATCGCAAAGACGGCACACCGCGACCCGGTGATCTGCCGCCGCCCGATCAGAGCTTCGGTCGATCGCCTGTCTGGAAGCTTGCGACGATCATTCGCTGGGAGCAGAATCGACCCGGTCGTGGGGTCGGCGGCGGTCGCAAACGATGACCGCCTACGAGCGAGCTCGTCGACGTCGTCTCGGCTATCTGCTCGGCTATTATGTGATCGCGCCGCTGATCGTTGCTGTGATCACGCTCGCGCTCGTGGTCTCTGTCGCTCAGATGATTGGTTGGTCGCTGTGATTACGGGCGCGCAGCGCGTCGCGATCGCTGCTCTCGGAGATCAAGCGCAGGCAGCTGTGCAGCAGTCGTCGGTGAATGTTGTCGGCTTCGTGCTGATCGTCGCGCATGATGACGGCGGCACTGCTGAGATCAGGACGAAGCTTTCGCGCGAACAGTTCTTGGAGACGCTCGCGAGCGTGATCGTCAAGTGAGCGACTGGCGTGATGACCCGCTGAGTGTCGCTCTCGCGCGTCTGTATGCGATCGTTCTGCGACCGTTCAAGCGTCTCGTGGCTGCGATCACGCGAGGGCTCGAATGAGCATCGTTAGCGACGCGATCAGACTCTGGGCAGACTGTCGCAGCGAGTTCGAGAATTATCGTCTCAGTGAGTACGCACGAGCGGCAGAAGCATGTCGTGGGCGGCTGCTCAATCGTCGCGGCATGAGAGCGAACATCGAAGCGCTGTCGCTGTTCATGGGCAACGAGATCAGAGCTCACGCTTATGCGAGCGAGGAACTGCTCGAACATTGGCGCCGACACCCGCGCCCGACTTATGAACGGTTCGAGCGGCAGTGGGTTGAGATTCGGGAGAATGAACGTTATGGCTATTGAGCTTGAGCATGTGCCGACTGTCGCTGAGCTCGCGAGAGGCGGCAAGCTTGCGAAGATCGTCGGCGGTTCTGAGAAGTCGCCGGTCTACTGGTTGAGCGCTGAGGGGTCGCAGCTGATCAACTCGATCGGCACGCGAAACGGGTTGCAGATGCGCGCGCATGATGCTGCGAATCCGCGCACTGTTCGAGCTACTGCTGCGGATGCTCGTTTGCGAGCGCGCGACTGGGCTGCTTCTGCGTTTATGGAGTAGCCAACCGACTTGCGCGATGTCGCGAGCGTCCTGTATCTTTGTTCACATGAGCGAAACAACGAAGACCCAGATCGAGAACCTCGAAGCAGCGATCGCCACCGCGACCGCAAACATCAAGAAGGCAGACAAGCTCGGACTCACGCACGTCGCGCAGCAGACTCGTCGCGATCGCAAGCGGTACCGCATCGAGCTCGAAGCTCTGACCGGCGAGTGCGCAGACTGCATCGAGCGCGACATGCTCGGACTTGAGCCCACTCACGCTCACGCAGCGTAACTCCCAACACACGAAAGGCAGCACATCATGACCGCACGCGCAGAGATCAAAGCTCAAAGCATCCAGAAGACGCTTCGCAAGACATACCCCTCACTCACGATCGACGTTTACGTCGACGACCACAGTCTCGTCGTGTTCGCGAGCAACGACTCGCACCGCTTCACCGAGTACTGTGGCGACGGTGAACTGAACGCCGACATCGTTCGTCTCTACACTCCCGAGCTCGTGAAGCTCGACGCAGAGCAGAGCGCTGCATGAACGCCGAGACGCTCGCGAAAGTCGCCGAGATCATCGAGCCGATGCTCGTCGCCGAGAACTTCGGTGGCGCGTGGGGTCGCGCTGAGCAGCTTCTCGGCGAGCCCATGACCTACCCCGAGTTCCTCGCGACGTTCGTCTGGTCGCGCGCATGAGCGCGCAGATCACATGGCGCTCGCGAGCGACCGGCACGATGCTGACAGTCGGCACAGCTGACGATCTCGGCTGCGACTCTGACGGCGGCAAGTGAGTCACGATCTGCGAAAAGCACGGCACGCTGATCAACTCGGACACGTTCGCGATCGCACGCGCTACATACTCGACCGACTTCTGCGACGACTGCCGAGACGAAGCGAAAACACGATAAGCTAGTTCCTATCACCGAAACGGAGAACACCATGCAGAATCCCACCATCGTCGAGCTTGAGCGACAAGTCGCACGAGCAAAGCGCAAGCTAGAGAAGCTGCTAGCGAAGGGCGCAGAGCTTGATCATGCAGCCGAGAATCTTGAAGAACGAATCACCGACTGGGAGCACAATCTGCACGCTGCGCAGCAGGCACTCGCCGACGCTCAGACATCGCTCAACCCGCTCGCGAGCTTGATGATCGGCACTGTGATCGCGTTCGACATGCAGCTGCGCGAGCTCGACGAAGCTTCTCGACTTTACGCGGCACGCAAGCGTCGCGACGGTTGGGCGATCGTCGGCAATGCGTTGATGTTCACCGATGTCGAGCTTGTCGCTCTCATGCGTGGCGCTTTCGCCATGACCAACGTTCGAGTTCTTGGCGTGACGACGAGAAGCATCGACGTGACGCTATGAGCGCGACAGCTGTCTCGCGGGTGAGCGCCAGTGATCTGCAGTCGATCGTCGACGAGCTACTACTCGCACGCACTCGACTGCTCGACGACGAGCAACGTGCCGAGATCGCTGAGCTCACGCGCGCCACGTTCGAGGCAGCTGACGGCGACTCGAACGACGACGAAATCGCTGCACTGCAGGCGTTTCGCGACGATGTGCTCGTGATGCTCGGCATCGCTGAGAGCGAATGATGATCGACGACGACTTCGACGATGTGCTTGAGCGTGCCGATCTTGAGCGCAAAGCCGACAAGGAGAACGGCGAACCCGACGCAGTCGTAACGCACGAGGCGACGCTGATCGTCTATGGCGTCTCTATCATGCTGCAGTGCGACTGTCGGTGGTTGCGTAATCTTGGCGTGCTCGCGGGACTCGTCGACGCTGTGGAAGCGCATCGTGAGCACGTCGCAGCTATCGCAGCTATTGGGCTACCCATCTGGCGCGTCTCTCTCAGATCAGCCACTGATCGACCGTCGGGTCGCGTCGTAGTGTCTGCTGTCACAGAGGAAGACGCGCGAGCGGAAGCTGCTCGTCGCTGGCCGATGTATCTAATCGGCATGGCGAGACTTGAGACTCCCGGCACTCAGCTGGGCAACTAGAGAAGGAGACACCATGCAGAACCCGGTCACTGCGGCACGAAAAGCGCTCGCGAAAGCGCGCGACGAACGACTCGCAGCACGCGCAGCGCGAAAGGCGAAACTCGCCCCGATCTACAGCGGCGCAGGCGGCGGCTGGACTCGTTCGCGTGCGTCACGTCACATGAACACCGACACGAGTGCGCTGAGACGTCGTCGCGCAGCGAACAAGGT